AGGAGAGCGGCAGGAAGCTCAACCCGCTTGAATGGAAGTTCCACTTCTTTGCCTGGTGGATGGATGACAAATACGAGGCAGACCCGGCAGGCGTCGTCATCACCAAGGAGATGGCGGAATACTTTGACAAAAAGGAAAAGGAAGGCGTTCCGCCTCTCTCTGATCGCAAGAAAGCCTGGTATGTGCTGAAGGAGAAGGAACAGGGCGAGGATATGAAGAAGGAATATCCTTCGACGCCCGATGAGGCCTTTGAGGCAGCGATCGAGGGTGCCTACTTCGCCAAGCAGCTGACGACCCTTCGCAAGCTGAAGCGCATCGGCTCGGTGCCGTTTGATCCGGCTTTGCCGGTGAACACTTTCTGGGATCTTGGCATGGATGATTCCATGACCATTTGGCTGCATCAGTTTGATGGCTCGATCCATCGCTTCGTTGGCTATTACGAGAATAGCGGCGAGGGTATGAGCCATTACGTCAACTGGCTGAGAGACTGGCGCGATGTGCGCGGCGCGGTCTGGGGCCAACATTTCGGTCCGCATGATCTGAATGTGCGGGAGCTGATGGGCGAGGGCAAGACACGTCAGGAAGTAGCGCAAGGGTTGGGCATCAAGTTCGAGGTGGTTCCCCGGGTGGCGGACAAGCGCGACGGCATCGAGGCAAGCCGCCAGATACTGCCGCTCTGCGCCTTCGATGAGGAAGAGTGCTCGATCGGGATCAAGCATTTGACCAACTATCGCAAGGACTTTGACGAAAAGAACGGCGTCTGGAAGAGCCAGCCACGCCACGATGAGGCCTCGCATGGCGCGGATGCCTTCCAGACTTTCTCGACCGGATGGAAAAAGCCGGTCACCCGCAAGAAGCTGACGGCCAGACCGATGAAGGGAATTGTCTAAATGCTGAATGAAGACAAGCTGAAATCCATTCTCGACAAGAAGATTTCTGCGGCCGAAAAATACGACGATGAAACCCAGTCCGAGGACCGGGAAAAGGCGCTGGAGTATTATCGCGGCGAGATGAGTGATCTGGAGCCGGAGGACGGCCGGTCCTCTGCCAAGTCGCTCGATGTTGCTGATGCTGTCGAATGGATCATGCCGGACATGATGCAGATCTTCTGCGGCTCAGGACAGCCCATGAAGGCGCTGCCGACCGGTGCTGAAGACGAAGAGCTTGCCAACCAGCAGACAGACGGTACCAACTGGTTCTTCATGAACGAGTGCGGCGGTTACTGGGTGATCCATGATCTTTGCCATGATGCACTATTGCAGCGGAACTCGGTTGGCAAGGTCTGGCGTGACCAGACACCGGTGATCAAGATCGAGGAGTATCAAGATCTCGACCCTATGCGCTGGGCAGAACTGGTCATGTCAGAGAATGTCGAGGTGTTGGAAGATACCGAGAAGGAAGACGGCACCCATGATCTGAAGATCAAGGTCATCAAGTCCAAGGGTCGCCAACGGGTAGAGGTACTGCCGCGTGAAAACTTCCTGATTTCGGCGGAGGCAACCAGCATCGAGGACACCAACTTCGCTGGCGACAAGACGCTTGAGACCCGGTCTGATCTACGGGAGCGTTTCGCTGACAATCCGGACGCGCTCAAGAAGATCGACAATCTCAATTCCTTCGGCGGGTTTGATGATGACGACGCCAACGAGAGCCGCGAAAAGGATTACTCGTGGGGTGAGGAATCGGCTGACAGCTCGATGGACGAGATCGAGATCTATGAGTGCTATGTCAAGGCGGATGCCAATGAGGACGGCATTGCCGAATGGCTTCAGGTTGTCGTGACCGGTGGGCAGGGCGCCCGCGTTATCCTCTCGGTGGAAGAGTGGGATGATGATCTGCCGTATTTCGACGTGACGGCGCTGCGGGTGCCGCATCGGTTCGCCGGGCGGTCTCTTGCTGATTCGACCGTTGAAATTCAGAGGATCAAGACGGCACTGCTTCGTGGCGCGCTCGACAACATTTATTGGCAAAACAACCCGGAACGGGAAGTGAATGTCTCTGCGATGAATGATGACGGGATTGACCGAGTGAACAATCGCCAGTTTGGCAACACGATCCCGGTTACCGAGCCGAACTCGGTCCGATATCTCACCCTGCCGTATTTCGCCAATCAGACCTTTGACGCCATGGAACAGATGGACCGGATCGCAGCAAACCGAACCGGGGTGAGTGCGTCATCGAAGGGGCTTGATGCCGAGGTGTTGCAGAACCAGTCCGCGACTGCCAACAACAACATGATGTCGGCAGCCAGAAGCAAGGCGGTATTCTTTGCCCGCAACATGGCTGAGGGCGGCATTCAGCGGATGTTCAAGATCCTGATGCGGTTGATCGCCAAGTATGAGGACCAGCGCCTTATCCGCCTGAAGGGCAATTGGCAGCCGATTGACCCGCGTGTCTGGAACATGGACATGGATGTGAGTGTGGATGTTGGGCTCGGTTCTGGCACCCGCGAGCGCGACATGGCGATCCTGCAGATGATCCTTGCCCGACAAGAGCAGATGGTGCGGGAGTACGGCCCGGACAACCCGATCGTGCCATTCGACAAGCTGCTTGAGACGTTCTCCAAACTGATCGAGGCAGGCGGCCTGCGCAATCCGGAACAGTATTTCAACGACGTTCCTGCGGATCAGCTGCTGCAATGGTTTGCGCAGTTCAAAAAGAGCCAGCAGCCGCAGGCGGATCCCGCGAAGATGGCAGAGGTTCAGCTCAAGCAGGCGCAGCAGCAGGCCGAGATCCAGTTGAAGCGGGAACAGATGCAGATGGAAATTCAGCTCAAGCGTGAGCAAATGCAGCTTGAAATCCAGCTCAAACGTGAACAGGCGATGTTCGGTGCCAGACAAACCGGCTTTTCGACCGAGGTCAACGTGGGAGGACAGCCAGGATGACTGCTGGCAGAACAGACGAGGAAAAGATCATTCGTGGTGCCGATGCCAACGCCCTGACGGCAAACCGGCTTCTGCAGGACGCGCTCGACGACATCGAGAAGAAGGCGATCGATGCAGTGTTGAGCGCCAAGGATGATGACACACGACGCGAAGCAGCCTTTATGGCCCGCGTCACGAGAGATTTCCGCAGCAAGATAATGGCAGTCGCAAGGACTGGCGATCAGGCAGCGGAACGCACCGCCCGCAAGGGCTAAACCAACCACCAAAACTGGAGAAGCCCAGATGGGTATTCAGGACAACAACCCGGCAGATGCCGGGACTGTCAACGAAGAAGCCATGTCCATTGATGACGCCATGAGCGCCTATGACGGATTTGACGACGACCCCGAAGAGGACACCGCCGATCAAACAACCGAAGAAGGCCATGACGATGAAGAAGGGCAGGCTGACCCAGAAGAAGACACCGAAGAAACCGAGGACGGTGAAGGCGGTGAAGAGAGCGAGGAAGACGATCAAGCTGAAGATACAACCGAAGGCTCCTACGCCGGTGATGACGTGCAAGTCAAATTGCCAGACGGCACAGTCACCACAGTGGCGGAGCTGAAAAACGGACATCTGATGCAATCGGATTACACCCGCAAAATGACGGCTTTGGCGCAAGATCGGCAGGCCACCCAAAATGCTCGTAAAGAGGCCTCGCAGTGGGGTGGATACTTCCAGCAGCAGGCTACTCGGCTTGAACAGGCGCTTGACAATGTCAAGGCATTCATCCCGGACCCGGCTCTGAGAAATCAGGATCCGCTTGCCTACATCGAAAGCCTTGAACGCTTTACGGATCAGCTCAACGAGACGCTCGGCAAGTCCCAGAAGATCGGTGAGCGCATTCAGCAGCGTCAGGCACAGCAGACCCAGATCCAGCGGACGGAAGCCTTCGGGCGGGAGCTTGAGGCCCTGACCACGAAGAACCCGACCCTGTTGGATAAGGCCAAACAAAAGGCCTACATCGACGAGGTTGAAGGCTTTCTGAAGTCAGAGGGCTATGGCAACGAGGAAATTCTGGGTTTCATCGATCATCGCGCATGGCAGATCGTCCATGACGCCATGCAATACCGGGCTGACAAGGCCAAGCAGTCTCAGGCCAAACGCAAGGTCAAGACTGTTCCCAAGGTCGGATCAGCCCAGCGCGCCAAGACAGCCGGTGAGCGCAAACGCGGCAGCAACGCCAACGCGATGCAGCGGCTACAGAAAACCGGATCAATCGAAGATGCCTTGAAGGTTGATTTCGACTGATCCTCATTTGAGGTGAAAATCCAATGGCAGCACTTGCAAACACGTTTGTGTCGACCTCGGCAGTCGGCAACCGTGAAGAGCTGGATGATGTGGTAAGCCGCATCACTCCGGAAGACACTCCGATCTATTCCATGATCAAGAAGGAGTCTGCTTCCACCACCCATCCGGAATGGGAAATTGATGATCTGGCGGCTCCGGGCGAAAACGCGCAGATTGAAGGCGATGAATTCGACTTCGATGCGATCGACACGCCGGACCGGGTCGGCAACTATGCGCAGATCTTCCGCAAGACCTGGGCTGTTTCCGAAACACAGGAAGCATCTGACAATGCGGGCAACGTCGAGAAGGTCAAATATCAGAAGCTGAAGAAAGGCATCGAGGTTCGCAAGGACATCGAGTTTGCCCTGGTATCGAATACGGCTTCTGTCGGTACTGGCACCCGCAAGCTTGGCTCTCTTTCCTCCTGGTACGAGACCAACGTTTCGCGTGGCGCAACCGGAGCCAATGGCGGCTTCAACGACGCCACGGGCCTGACCGTTGCTGCAACGGCCGGCACCCAGCGCGCCTTCTCCAAGGCTCTGCTGGATGGCACCATGCAGCAGGTCTACAGCTCTGGCGGAGCAACCAAGTTTGCGGTTTGCTCTCCTTATGTGAAGTCGGTCTTCACCACCTTCATGTCGGACAGCAATGTCGCATCGTTCCGCTATGCTGCGAGCGCAGGCGGCAAAAACACGATCGTCGCAACCGCAGACGTCTATGAAGGCGACTACGGCAAGGTGATGATCGTTCCGAACCGCGTTCAGGCCGGCAACGCCACAGTTGCCTCCAACGTCCATCTTCTGGACCCGACCCTGCTCAGCATGAAGATGCTGCGCAAGATCAAGAATGTTCAGAACCTGGCAAAGACCGGTGACGCCAAGAAGGGCGTTATCATCGGTGAAGGTACGCTGAAGGTGAAGAACGAGAAGGGCCTTGGCGTGATCGCCGATGTCTTCGGTTTGACCGCCGCGAGCTGATCCACCCTGAACTGAACCCATAGCAAAGAGGCTCCTTACGAGGGGCCTTTTTGCGTTTTGGAGCATTGACATGACAACGAAAAAGCAAGACGCCCCCGAAGGCAATATGGATGAAGCCGCTGCCAAGGAAGCCGCTGCCAAAAAGGCAACGCCGATCAAGGTTCTTCGGGACTTCTGGGACGATGATGGCACCCGCGTCCGCAAAGGCGCGGAAGTCATGGTGACTGTCGCAGTGGCAAGGAAGCTGATCGGGGAGAACAAGGCCGAACGGGCCGACCCGCTTCCGGGTGAGGACTGATGGTCATTAAGGACGGTGACTGGGAGCTTGTCGAGTGGGACGCTCCCACCGGCCGCACGGTGTGGCGCTACTGTGATGGGTGCGCCACCCATTACCGGACGGACTACCCGGTCCAGTCCATTCTCGACGAAAACGCAGTCCATCTGAACGACAGCCAGAATCAGCGCTTCGGCGATGGCAAGCGCGTTGCCTCGATCCCGCTCAACCTGTTTTACGAACAACTGCAAGAAGCCCAGATCCAGGGCGATGACGCCTACATCAGCCGTTGGCTCAATAATCCGGATCACCGTGGCTTCAGAACCTTCAGAGGCAACATCTGATGGCCTATGCCGACCTGTCAGACCTGAGAGACCATGTCGCGGACTATCTGGAGCGCACTGGGGACGGGGAATTCCTGTCACTCTTTCCGATCTTCGTCATGTCCGTTGAGGACCAGATCAACAAGGCTCTGTTCGGTCTTGGTGACGATGGCATTTCGTTGGCTGACAGCATTCCGGCATTGAGCGCCAATGCGGACACCAACTGGGTTCTGACAGGGTTTGGCAGCATCTATTTCTTTGGCACTGTCATGGAAGCGGCCATCGCCGGTCTGGCAAACGAGGCGCAGGGCCAGTTGGCGGGCAGCAAGTTTTCCGATCACCTCAACGATCTGACTACCAAACGCCGGGCAGCCAAGTTGACAGCGGCCAAGCCGGGAGGCCAGACACCATGATCCCATTTGGTGAATACAGCCCGGACAGCAGCCCGTTCAATGGCAAGGTGCTGCCCTACATGCGGAACGCGCAGCCGGTGGCGGATGGTTGGGCGCCTTTCCCATCTTTTGAGCCTTACACAGAGCCATTGCCCGAAAAGCCTTGCGGCTCATTTCTGGCGCGTCGTGAGGATGGTGGCTATGTGGTCTATGCTGGGGGCCTGACTGGGCTCTATCGTCTTGACCCGTCTACGCTTGATTGGGTTTCGGTTGGCAGTGGCTACACGCTTTCCGAGGGCATGACAT